ACGAGCCTGGGGATACTATCGTGTGTTGCACGAAGTTGGTGCCAACACCAAACTTAAAGAACTTACTGTCATGCCCAAAACATGTTTGAGCATGCAACGGCATGACAAGCGAGCGGAGTTTTGGTTTGTGGCCGAAGGCGAAGCCACAGTATACTCACTAGATTCCAGCACAGACAGGGATGTCAAAGACCATATGACTGTGCATGAGGCCTGCTGGATTCATCGTAACGAATGGCATCAACTGTGTAACGAAACTGATCGACCACTCAAATTGATTGAAATACAGTTTGGGGAAGATTGTGTAGAAGAGGACATTGAAAGAAAATGAAAGCTGGAAAAATATGGGGGCAAACCGAACTGCTAGAAGCCAACGGAGTGCTGGAATTTCACAGGATAGAAGCTTGTGCAGGCGGCGTGTGTTCCAAGCACAAACACAAGTTCAAATGGAATGGATTCTTTGTTGAGTCTGGTAAGTTAATTATTCGTGTTTGGAAAAACGGATACGATCTAGTGGACGAAACTGTACTGTCAGCAGGGCAGTATACTAAAGTTGCCCCGGGAGAATATCATCAATTTGAAGCAGTTCAAGATACCATAGCGTTTGAACTGTATTGGGCAGAATTTGATCACAGTGATATCGAACGAGAAACTGTTGGCACAGTTAAACCAAAACGATGACATTTAAAATTTTTATTGGATGGGACAGCAGAGAACCTGAAGCTGCGGAGGTCTGTAAGTACAGCATTTTAAAACATGCTACAGTGCCAGTGGAAATTTATTTTCTCAAACAAGCGGAATTACGTGCTCAAGAAATTTACACCAGAGAGCTAGATCCACAAAGTTCTACAGAATTTACATTCACTAGATTTTTAGTTCCCTATCTTTGTGACTATCAAGGAAATGCAGTATTTGTTGATTGCGATTTTTTGTTTGAACATGATATCAAAGACTTATTTGAATGTGCAAATGTTAACGCGGCGGTTGCTGTAGTACAACACGATTACCAGCCAACAAACACTGTAAAAATGGATGGCAAAACACAATATCAATACCCAAGAAAAAATTGGTCAAGTTTGATGTTGTTTAACTGTGCGCATGCAGACTGTCAAACACTGACTCCTGAAATTGTCAGTTCGCAGACTGGTGAATTTTTACATAGATTTGCATGGACTGGTTATGCAATTGGAAGTCTCGACAAGACTTGGAATTGGTTGGTAAATTGGTATCATGAGCCACAAGATGGCAAGCCAAAGGCCATACATTACACAGAAGGTGGACCTTGGTTTCCAAATTATGTCAAAACTGAATACGGCGGCAATTGGATTCAAGCACACAACGAACTAACGCCGACTCCGCTACCACCATCTCATGTGTTTGATATGATTCCGCTAGAGATCAAAACATTATTTGATAACATTCTCAAATATCGAGTTGACCCAACTGGAGAATATTATGGTATCACATTTGAAACTATAGTACAAAGTGTGCGTGATCTTGAAAAACATACAGTTGTAGCAATTGCTATGGATCCTAGCGAAACCAAATATAAGGAAAAAGGACACATGTACGATCCAATACTGCAAAGTTTTGTTCAAGGTGTTGGAGGAAGAATTAGCACCTGGATCAAAGAAGAATTCACAACAACACCAATTGTATTGCGTGGCATTACCAAACACAAACAAATGAAAACATGTCAGGCAACCGGAAGAGATTTCTTTTATATTGACACTGGTTATTTTGGCAACGGAAAAAAGAAACTGTACCACCGCATTACCAAAAATGATGTGCAATGGTTTGGTCCAATTATTGAACGTCCTTGGGATAGATTAGAAAAAACTAATGTTAGACCAAAAAAAATGCGCTCAGGAACAAATATTCTTATTGCTCCGCCCAGTCAAAAACTCTTAAACAACTATGATATAGTGCTTGAAGATTGGTTGACTAATGTACAAGAAGAAATTAAAAAACACACTGACAGGCCAATTATTATAAGAATCAAACAAAGTCGTAGCACCAGACTAATTGATAACACTATGGAAATGGCGCTAGATCAAGATGTACATTGCTTGGTTACATTTTCTAGTATTGCAGCAGGTGAAGCATTGTTGTTAGGCAAACCAGCCATTACACTAGGACCTAATGCTGCCGCGGCATTGTGTAGTCAATCATTGAGTGAAATAGAAAATCCACGTATACCCAGTTTAGAAGAAGTGGAAGCATGGGCACGACACATAGCATATTGCCAATTTACAGAAGCGGAAATGCGTGATGGAACTGCTTGGAAAATACTAAACGAATATGTATGATGTTGTTGTCTATCTAAGTTCGTTGCAAAAACAAACTCCGGGTAGAAAAGTTGATACCCTAATAGCGTTTGCGGATGGCGCACGATCGCAAGGTGCTAGAGTGCATGTAGAAACACAAAACAAATACATACCATCAAAACTGGCAGTGATGTTAGGATGGGCAAGTCCTAAACAACACACACCTAATATACAATTAAGAGCACATATAATACAACAACAGCAGCAGGCGGGCAATCACACCATGTGTATTGATGCAAATTGTTTTAAATTTGCAGACTATGACAGTCGGTATCTGCGTTACAGTATAGGCAGTCCTTTTTACGACACCGGCAACTATGCCAATAAAAATTCAGACTCTGCCAGATGGAATCAATTATCAAAAAATCTTGGAGTCGGTGTACGTGACTGGCACTCAACTGGAAATTACATACTGTTGTTGATGCAACGAGACGGTGGGTTTACCATGAAGGGTTTGCATCCACTGGCCTGGACCGAACAAAAAATAAAACTCATACAGCAATACACTGACATGCCCATTTTGTTACGCCCACATCCGGGAAAAATGGCAGATCCAACTGCTTTGATACAACCCGGAGTCACAGTGAGTGATCCAACACAACGTTCTTTATTGAAAGATTTGAAACATGCCGCTGGCGCTTTTGTGTTTAACAGTAGCAGTGGTGTTGCCGCAACACTACACGGAATTCCGTTGTGGGTAGATGATCCCAGTAGTGTGTGTTGGCAAGTGGCCAATACAGATGCTGGCACAATTCACAATCCGATGATGCCTGACCGCACACAATGGCTGAATGATTTAAGCGCCTGCCACTGGACTGATGAGGAAAGTCGGCAGGGCTTGATCTACAAAAAATTCTTACCCTATCTTGTTTAACAAGTCTGGACTGTGTTGTGGCAATGCATTGACATTGTCTTTGATATTTTCTAGACCGGCAGTTCTTGCACGTAACTCACTTGAACTGTACACATGTGATCTTTTGTGATAGTGTAATTCTATGCCGTTGTCCATGCACCATTGTTTGCCTGTAAAATCTCTATGGAGATATTCGTCACTAAGGAATCTAATGTGTATGGTTTGAGTTTGCAACATTTGCATCAAGTCAAATTCTGTATCGTATACCAAAATTTCATCCACATATCTACAGGCCTGTAACTGCACATAACGTTCGTATGTGCTTTGTACCGGTTTGTTTTTGATGCCTGGACGATCGAGTGTGGGATCTGTTTGTAGGGCCACAATCAAATAGTCGCACAATTGTTTTTCCATTTTTAACATTGTCACATGGCCAGCATGCAACAAATCAAAACTGCTACAGTTAAATCCTATCTTCATACCTGGTACCAATCGTTGCATCTGGTATCTGCATCTCTAAACCACCAATACAAATCGGGACCAGTCCAGGCACTAAATTGTTCTTGATACCACTCTACTGGTCGAGTGTAATTGACATAAGTAGGATCATAAATGCGTTTTTTACTCTTGCCCGGAGAATTATGAAGTCCTATAAAAACAAATTTAGTTGCATAGTTCATGAATTTGTGTTTGATCCAATACATATCAGCATTAGGAATGCCGCCCAGCACTTGTGTACAAATAACAGCATCAAATTTTTGTCCAACAGGTTCTTGATCAAACTCTGGCACACAAGGATCATATTTGTAAACTGATTCAGCATTGATTCGAGTCTGAAAAGTCATTGGCTCGGACATGGCACCGCCAGGCAATCCATATGGCACTACATCGGTATATTGTTGACCTTTACCACAGCCATAATCTAACACAGTTCGGGAGGCATAACGATCCATGAGAAATCGTATGTAATTGTGATAACTCTTGCTGTCGTTGCCGGCCCAATTTTTGGGATTGTTCTTTTGAAACTGCTGTCCTAATTCAACACTTTGTTTATAGTAGTCTGATGGGGTGATCATTTTTTAAAAGCGCCCACTTGATCGTGCCACTGGTCAGTTGGCTCGGTCCAGGCATCTACTAATTCTACTTTGCCCCATTTGGCCAATGCCGCATAAGCATCTGGATAAAATCGCCAGCAATCCACAGGGTATCTG